AACGGTGAAGATACCAAGTCTGATATTTACCACCATGTAGGTGCACTTGCAGATGGTATGAAAGAACGCATGACCAAAGACGATGTTGTAGCTGCACACTTCTGGCGTGATAAAGGCATTAGCCGCAATATGGCTAAACGTCCTGTTATGACCTATGTGTATGGCTCTACTATTAAGTCCACTATGGATTATGTAGCTCAGAGTATGGTTGAGTCAGGTTACGAATCTATCCGTTGCAGTGAGTCTGGTTTGATCCTGTTCAGCCTTAACAAGCTGGCTGTGCCTGTGGCCAAGGCTCTGCGCTCTGCTGTGGTGCAGACCGTGCCTGCCGCTGCTGCTGGTATGAAGTGCCTGCAAGACCTCACCAAAGCCTCGGAAGAGCCTCTAGGGTGGGTTACGCCGGTCGGTGTGCCAGTGTTCAATTGGGCAGACGCCACCACTGAGAAGGTTATTAAAATCCGCTCTATGGGCCGCGAATCAGCCCTCTTCAAGATGCGCATAGGCTCGTATGACAAGCGTTCGGCTGCTGGCAGTATCGCGCCTAACTTCGTGCATAGCCTCGACTCAGCGCACCTGTGCTTGGTCGTAGCGGCTGGTGGTGAGGTTGGTATGGACATAGTACCTATTCACGACTCATTCGCTACCCATCCATGTGATGTTGACGAGATGCACCACATCCTGCGTCGTGAGTTCATTGAGATGTATAGTGTTGACTTGTTCAACAGCTTGTGCTCTAGCGTTATCCAGATGGAAGGTTACAACGTAGAACGTCCGACTTTTGGTGATCTGGATTTGTCCGATGTACTGAATAGTCGTTATATGTTTTGCTAAATCAATTAATGTCGCATGTGCAAGGGGTTACATTCTTATGAGCAATACACAACCAGTCCGATGGACACAACAACACATAGATCAACTTGAACGAGCATTCCCTGAACTACTTAGTGAATCTGATGCTACGAAGTTACTTGTTAGTAGTGGTTCAAGGGCTGTAGTGCATTATGTAAAAGCTAAGTTTAATCAACAGGCTCACCACGTATGATACGCAGTAAGGTGCTAACCCCACGAGAATTAGATTTCTATGTAGCTCTAGAAGATACATTGAAGATCATCTACGCTGACAAGGAACATAAGCAACAACAAGCTGTACCTATAGATCATGCTAGGCAATGGTTCATTGATGTAGCACTGGGCGGTACTAGCTATCGCCTTACCGATGAAGATACAGGTGCAGAACTATTCGCAATCATAACTTACGGTTCTACCAGCCCACATGCTGTTGGTGTTGGTTTGAGCATTGTCGCTTTGATTGTAAACAAGCCAGCACCAAAGCTAGTACGGTACTTCTATAAGCACATCATTGATGTAGCTAAAGATACTAACCAGCAATGGATTTGGTATAGTCATCGTAAACGTGATGGTGTTTACGAGTGTAGAATTAAGGTGCTCTAATGGGTAAGAAGAAAGATAAAAGTGCTGCTCGTGCTAACGCTGAGGCTGAACGCCAACGTCAAGCACAAGAGCAGAAGATGCGTAACGAGCAATTGCTTGCGGATCAGAATGCTCAAGCAGCTGTAACTAAAGTTGAAGTCGGTGGTACTGATACACCAGAAAGCATTACAGATACTTTCCGAAAACGGAAGGTGCCTGGTACTGTTAGCTCACAGGTAGGTATTATCTAATGGGCGGTAAAATCTATGGTGATAGCCCATTAGGTATGTTGTTTGACCCCCTAGACCTTTGGGGCGAACAAGCTAAAGCTGATAAGAAAGAAGAGAAGAAAGCTGATCAGAAGTTAGAGGCTAAGATCGCACAAGAAAAAGCTGATGAAGCTGCTAATAGTAAAGCTATTGCATCTTCCGCTCCTGATCCTCTAGCAGATGCTGATGCTGACTTGTTTAAACGAAACGCCTTACAAGGCAAAACTACTAAGGTAAGTTCACAACTAGGTGTGCTATGAAATCATACGCTGCGCTATACCGAAAGTACGAGGATACGCGTAGCCTATTGAAGTTGAAGACTTATGCGCTGTGGACAGTACCGGGAGCATTCCCGGATATTACTAATGATAATGATGCTACGGGTAATACCGACATTGAGCATGACTATCAGTCCATTGGCGCTACGTTGGTTAACTTCCTAGCCGCTAAGCTAACAGGTCTATTGTTTCCTGTTACTCAATCGTTCTTTAAGATTCAAGCCGAAGAGAAGCTAATTAAGTTAGCTGCCGAGGTGTGGGGTAAGGATAAGTCAGAAGTAGACAACCGGCTGGTTCAGCTTGAGAACAAGGCATGTATTGCTCTGTTTAAAAATGCTAGCTATGCCCAACTGCTACAGATGATTATCTATCTTATCATCACAGGTAACTGCTTGTTCAAACGTGTCAATGGTAAGCTAACTGTTTACAGTATGCGTAACTACACACGGCTTTGTGATAACGAAGGTAATGTGCTGGATGTTGTTGTTAAAGAAGTATGGGCTTATAGCTCACTACCATCTGACATACAGAAGCTAGTCAAGCCTAGTGGCACACAAGACGAACATGCACCTGTTGAAGTGTACACCCGTATCAAGTACGAACAACGTGCTAATGGTACTGTGTGTATTGTGTCGCAGCAGATCAACGAGATTGATATTGGTGTTCCAAGTCAATACCCTGAGAACCTTTGCCCTTACCGTACTGTTGTATGGAAGCAAGTGAATGGTGACTCTTATGGTCGTGGTTTGGTTGAAGATCACGCAGGTGACTTTGCTAAGCTGTCTGACTTGTCTCGTGCTTATGCTATGTACCAGATCAATGCTTGTAAGGTAGTCAACTTCGTTAAACCGGGTTCCACTGTAGACATTGATTCTTTGAACGGTGCTTACTCTGGTGAATGGGTACAGGGTGATATTGGTCAAGTAGCAGCGCATGAAGCTGGTGATGCTTCTAAGATGCAACAACTCGGTGCTGAGATTCAAAGCATATTTCAACGACTGTCTATCGCATTCATGTATCAGGGTAATACCCGTCAAGCTGAACGTGTGACAGCAGAAGAATTGCAAATGAATGCTCGTGAAGCTGAGTCTGCACTAGGCGGCGTTTACTCCCAGCTTAGCCAAGGTATCCACTTACCTCTAAGTTATCTCCTGTGTAATGAAGTAGATGGTGACTTTATCCATGCGTTAATCGCTGGTGAGATTACCCTTGAAGTTATCACAGGTCTGCCAGCACTAGGTCGTAGCACAGTAGTAACGCAAGTTCTACAAGCTATCCAAGAGCTAGCAGTAATTGTACCAGCCCTCAAGCAACTAACCCCTCGTGCAGATGTAGAGAAAGTAATTGATCTTATCTTGCAAGCTCGTGGTGTGAACCTTGAGGATATTATGTTGTCGCCAGAAGCACTCAAACAACAACAAGAAGCTCAGCAACAACAACAAGCTCAGCAAACGGCTGCAATGATGGGTGATCCATCCCAGACCGCTAGCGCAATCCAAGGTATGCTTTAATGTCTGAACCTACTGTCCAACCTGTAGTTCCCGTAGTACCAGTTCAACCTGTAGTAGCGCCTGTTGTTCCAGCACCTCCGACTGGTGTACCGGACTTCAATGCTCCTGTAGATAAACCACGTGCACCAGTTAAAGCTGATGCTGCTGAACCTGCTGCACCTGCCGCTGTATCGAACGTAGAGTTTGAGCAAACTGGCAACCAGCAACTAGACATTGCTATTGACTCGTTTGTACGCCTCACCGGTGCAACCCAACAAGATATTGAACGGGCTACTAAATCTGCTATTGGCTACGGTGATCCTACTCTTGTAGATGAAGCATTCCTGAAAGAGCGCTTTGGTAAGAACGCTGACGTAGCTATTAAACTAGCTAAAGAAGCTGTGCTCGATAGTGTTGCTCAATCAGAAGCAGCAATCACAACTGTACATACTGCCGCTGGTGGTAAGGCTCAGTGGGATAGCGCTGTATCTGTATTCAATGAGAAAGCTACACCCACCATGCGTTCGGCTGTAAAGCTGATGATGAACTCTGGTGACGTTAAAGGCGGTACTGAGCTTTTGCTTAGTTACGTCAAAGACAGTGGGCTTCTGCCTAATGTAAACCCTCTGCTTAATACTGGAGGTGCAAACCTTGGCGTAAGTACCGGACTGAGCGCTAGCGACTTCAAAACCAAAATGGCTGATCTATCTAAGCGCGCAGGTAATCGCTCGCTAGAGAACGGCCCATTTGCTGCTGAATACAATCAACTACTTGCTGGCCGTCAGGCTGGTCGAAAACTAGGCTTTAACTAAAAGGAAAGTAACAAATGGCTAACACTCCGTATCTCGGCGTTTCCACCAAACCCAACATGGGCGGTGCTAACTCCGACGTTGATATTCACCTTGAGATTTACAACGGTGAACTCGACACCCGCTTTGAATACAGTGCCATCTTCCGTGGTCTGAGTACTCAACGCTCTGTGGCTGATAAGTCCAACACTTACCGTATTGACCGACTGAACACTTCGAGTGTTAAAGGCCGTACCTCCGGCGTTGCGCTTGATGCTACCAAAGTAACTAACGATAAGCTGATTATCACTGTATCGACTGTACTGTATATTCGTAACCCTATCGACTACCAAGATGACTGGACTTCTCCAGATTGGCTGCGCGAAATGGGCCAGAACAACGGTGTTGAGTTTGCTGAAACCTTCGACAAAGCTCACTTGATCCAGTTGATTAAAGGCCGTAGCTGGGTTGCTCCTGCTCACTTGGCACCAGCATTCAAGAACGGTATTACTATTAATGCTGCTCTGACTACTGCCCAAGCCACTCAAGCACAACGTGAAGCTAATGCCCAAGCATTGTTCTTCGCGCACCGTGATGCTGTTAACCAGCTCATTAAGCGTAAAGTTCCAATGTCTGACATTGTTACTCTGGTCTACACTGACGAGTACGCTGCTTTGCTGGAACACCCTAAGCTGTTGAACATTGCTGATTACGCCGGCAATGACGGTAACTCGTGGGGTGATCGTCGTATCGTTAAGATGAACGGCGTACCTGTTGTTGAGTGCACTGAGTTCCCAATCGCTGTAGACAACGCTCACCCGCTGGGCGCTGACTTCAACGTAACCGCTGCTGACGCACTGTGCAAAATGGTAGTCTTCTCCAAGTCTAAAACCTTGGTTACTGTTGAAGCTCAGCCGTTCACTTCGCGCATTTGGGATGACAAACTGAACTTCGCTAACGTGCTGGACTGCATTGCAATGTACAACGTCGGTCAACGCCGCCCTGACACTGCTGCCGTAGTTTCGGTAGTTTATTCCTAATTAACTTTAGGGAGTTCCTTTAGTAACTCAATTAAGGGAACTCTCATAACGAGGGTTCTCTTTGTGGATTTATTGAAAGCTGTAAATAACATCTTGCCGTTTATGCAGGAGAATGCTGTTACCTCTATTGATGGTCGGCATCCTACTGTGGCACTAATTCTTAACCGTATTGACTCCGCGCGTATTGCACTGCTTACTGACGGTTACTGGTTTAATACTGAGCAACGTACATTCTATCCTTCACCGGAGAAGCGTGTAGCTGTTCCACTTGGCCTGCTCACTATGCTTCCCCATGACTCTTTGCCGTATGAGTGTCGTGGGGATTTTGTATATGATCTAGGCACCGGTACGTTCGACATTGAGGAATCATTCAAGGCTAAGGTTGTAGTTGATCTACAATTCCATGAGCTACCATTGTTTGCTGCGTTGTCTATCCAGTGGCGTACTGCTGTGGAGGTGTATACTGGCGACTTCTCTGTAGACGCTACAGTGCAACTGCTGCGCGCTAATGAGAAAGAAGCGCGTGATCTATTGGATCGGGAGCATCTACGGCGTCTTAATATGAGTGCTGTGCGTACTCCGCAAGGTGCTCGATTCCTGTCTGCACTGCGAGGCTAGTATGAGTATTTATGAAGGTAGCTACCCTAGCCTTACACACGGTGTGAGCCAACAGGTTCCATTCGGGCGTATTGAAGGTCAGCATGAAGAACAGCTTAATATGTTGTCTGATCGTGTTACTGGGCTGCGTCGTCGGCCCGGTATCCAATACAAGACGCTATTAGCTATGGATACGTTCGATAGTATTAAATCGTTTTACATCGAGCAAGGTGACTCAAGCTACCATGTTCTAATTAACAATAAGACAGGTACTGTTTACACATTTGATAGTAACTACAATCTGCTTAACACTAAGCAAGATAATTACTTCATTGCTAGTAAGGCTACAAGTCTGCACGAAGCACCTATGACTGGCTCTACGTGGATTCTTAATACTGAGATTAAACCGACACTCGGGCCTGCTATTACAGGTACTCAGAACCCTGATAGCTGCGGTTGGTTCCAAGTTCTAACTGGTGCGTATAGTCGTTCGTATGCTTTGACACTATCTGTAGAAGGTGTGTACACAGGTACGTTCACTTATGTTACTCCATCAGGCTCTGGCGCTGGCGACGTAGCTGCATCTATCCCTGAGCAGATTGCTAACGCTATTGCTGTGTCGATGAATGCAACGCCTGCATTAACAGCTATATTCAACGTAACGCAAGTTGGCCCTTATATTGCTATTACTAAGAAGCCTGGGCTTGGTGGTGCTAATCCAG